TACTGATACTATAGGAATACAACCTGAAGAATTAGAAAATTTTAAAAATGGTGATATTGAATTTGATAATCAAGTTGATGAACTTAATAACAAAATCATCAATAAAAAGTTTAGTACTGATACAAATTATGATACTAACACCGATATAATTTCAAAAATTTATGATGGAACTATAACAAACTTAACAGATAAATTTTTACTTGCGAATGAGACAGAACCAAAAAGTATTATTCAAAGATCAGGTGAAGGTTCTATTAATTTAAATGATGTTCAATATTTAAATACAGTTTTTACTAGAAGTAATAATAAAAACTTTAAAGAAGAAGATCTAAAATTTTTAAAGTTTGTAAATGATATACAACCCTTACTTCAAGGTAATAATTTTATTAATTTTTTTGACAAACAATATAATAGTAAAGCTAGTTTGCTTAGACAAACTCTTTACAAAAGATATGTAGATGGATTGTTTCAAGGTGAAACTCCTGAAAATTTAACAACTCCTAACAATCCAAATTATATTGCAAAAGATATTGCAAGTTACCTACCTAAAACAGCAGACTTAGGTCAAATAGTTATTGGCATAGCAGGTGGAGAGGTTTTACCAAATGGTTTTCCTGTCAAAGAAAATGGAGAAGATGCTAATAGTTATCTTGCTAGAATTGATAACTTTGAAGAAAGTGAAACTGATATTGATTTAATAACAGAAGAAGATCCTAGTATTATAAAACTGTGGAGCAAATATTATCAAACAGATCAAAGTCTTTCAAAAGAAGTTAGTGCTAGGAGAAATTTATTTCTTGAAAAAAATATTCCTGAAATAGCAAAAAAAGCAATAGATACTGCATCTTCAATTTTTGAAGGTGATGGAGGATTTAGTAAAGAAACTTTAAAAAATTATTTAACTGATATTGGACAAATTGAAACTAAATATGAAACAAAAATTCAAAAAGGTATAACTGTAGAAAGAACTAAATTTGGTGCAAGATCATATTGGCAAATAGAAGTTATAACTGCAAAAGATTTACTTGAAACTGCTGCTCCTTTGTTTGGTGAAAAATTTGAAAAACAATTTGGTAATTACAAAGGTAATTTTAAAACTGCAAGAGAGGGATTATTAAACTTATCAGACAAAGAATTAACATTAATAATTGAAAAAGATGATGCTTTAGGTGCATCATTTGCTGCTGCGATCATCGTATCAAGATTTGAATAACATGAAATTAGGTGAACAAAAAACTGCATTACAAGAAGCTGGTTTTTCTTTTAAAGAAATAAATGATTGGCAAAAAGATAAAGTTGCAAAATTAAGTAAAGGTGGCTTTTCTAATTTTGAAATAGCTTCAGAATTTGATTCTGTACCAGATGACAAACCTTTTATAAAATATTGGCAAGGTGTTACAGAAGAAATAAAAAATGAGTTATATGATAAAGATGAAATTGTTTCACCTGAAGATGAGATGCTTTATAATTCTTTGCAAAGAGAAGGTGATCCAAAATCATTTAAAGATATAATTGTAGGTGATAAATTTGATTATCAAACCATTTGGGATAGAGGCGCAGGTAAAACATTGTGGAGTTTAGGTAAAAGATATGTAGACCAAAAAGGTCTACCTGAGTTTTTATCAAACCCTGAAGAGCCTGAAGATTACACATGGTTTGAAGGATTATTAGAACACGCAACAACGCTTGGTGGTGATTTACCCTTATATGGTTTAAGTTATTTTCCGGGTTTTTTAGCAACAGGTAATCCTTATGCGGGAGCTTTTACCTCTGGTGCAATCCCAGCCGCAGCTAGAGCTACAATAATTGAGGGTTTAGAACAACAATCTTATGCACAACCTGTAGATATTCTTAAAAATTTTTTAAGAGTAGGTGTTAAAGAAGGAATTAAAGGTGGAACACAATTTGCAGTTACTGCCTTAGCTCCACAATTAAGATTATTTCCGGGTGGTGCTAAACTACAAGAAAAATATATAACAAGATTTCTTTCACAACTTACAGCCTTTGAAGGTTCAGGTGCAGCATTAAATCAACAGTTACCAAGTCTAAAAGAGTTTAGTTACTCTGCTGTTTTATTTGCTGGTCTTGGTGCAATACAACCAAAAGCTACTATGAAAGATAGAACTAAAAAAATATATATTGATACAGGTAAAAAACCAAATCAAGTTTTTATAGATGCCACAAAAGATAGAACTATATTAGAAGATGTATCATCAAGAAGTTTTATAAGAGCTTATCAAAGTTTAATAAATAGAAATACTAAAAAAGTACAAGAAGAAGCAAGAGCAGAAGAAAAAATTATTCAATTAAAAAATAAAAATAGAGAAATTTATAAAAAAGCAAGAGAAGAAAATGAAAAAAATAAAAAAAAAGTACAACAAGAAGTTATAGAAAAAAATCCTAATGATAATATGGTAGAAATAAATAGGAAAACAGATGCTATACTTTCCGAAAGATCAAATAAAAAAATACAACCAATTTTAAATAAAATTAAAGAACTAGAGAAAATAATTGAAAATAAAGAAACAACTAATTTTAATTTTACTGAACCGCTAGAAATTGCTGCTGCAAAAAATATTGTAAAAAAAGATAAAGTTCCAATGCTTTCAAAAGAAAGATTAATTGAAATGGGTAGAACTGCAAAAGAAATTAAAAGACAAACTATTATTAAAGGCATTGATAACAAATATCCTGTCCTTGAAATTATGAGAGACTTAGGTGTTAATACAAAAACAGGAATAGAAAAATTAAACTTATATGAACAATTAAGAATATTAGAAGGTTTACCAAACAGAGCAGGATATTTTATAGAAAATAAAACAATCAATAATAAAACATTAGGTGATAAAGGCTCAGGTTTAAAAGAAATAGTAGAGCCTATAATTAAAAAAGGTAAAGAAGAATTAGAATTATTTGAAACATATTTATTAAATAGAAGAGCAATAGAATTAGATAAAAGAGGTATTGAAAGCAATTTTGATATTGCAGTAGCAAAAGAATTTGTAAATAAATATAAACTTAGATTTGAAGAATTTGCAAAAAAAACAGATACATATCAAAGACATCTTTTAGAATATGCTGTTGATGGTGGCTTTCTTCCAAAAGCTGCATTTGATGCAATGACAACAGCAAATAAAAACTATGTTACATTTGCAAGACAATTAATAGGTGTAGATGGAAAACCAGTATCAGAAAAGGGAAGTGTAAATCCATTTAAATTAATTAAAGGTGCAAACTTAAAAGTCTTCCCACCATTAGAACAAATGGTTAAAAATACAAATACCATAGTTGGTCTTACAGAAAAAAACGCAGTTAAGATAAAACTTATTGAGATAATTGAAAAAGGTAAAAAGAAAAATTTATATCCATTTATTAAGAAAGTTAATCCTCAAAAAACAAATCTTCCAAAAGAAGATTTAATGACAATCAGAAGAGATGGTAAAACTGAAACTTGGAGTGTAGGAAGAGAATTAAAAGAAGCATTAAAAACAATGGATGAGCTTGGTGTAAATCATGTTGCGCGATTTTTAGGTGCGCCTGCTAGAACTCTAAGAGCTGGTGCAATACTTACTCCTGACTTTGCTGTGCCAAACTTTTTTAAAGATACAATGCAAGCAACATTTTTAAATAAAGTTCCTTTTGTACCTTTTGCAGATTCTATTATAGGTTTATTTCATATATTAACTAAAGGTAATAATAAAAAAACATTAGAGCTTTACAATAAATATATAAAATCAGGTGGTATGCAATCTACATTATTATCAATGGACAGACCTAATTTGTTTGAAGGTAAAGTTTTTGACATATTATCAAAAGGACCTGTAAGAAATGCAGACAAAGGACCTCTTGCACCTCTAAGAACTCTTACAAGATTGTCAGAGGAAATGACAAGATTTAGAATATTTACAAAAACTTATAAGAAAGCAAAAAAAGAAGGATTATCAGAAAGAGAAGCTATTGAAAGAGCAGGTTTTGAAGCAAGAAATCTTTTAGATTATGCAAAACGAGGAACAACAGGTAGAGTTATAAATCAATTAGTTCCGTTTTGGAACGCAAGGGTTCAAGGTTTAACAAGATTATATGAAGCATTTAGAGATGCTCCAACAAGAACTTTAAGCATGGTTGGTGTAACTATAGTTCTACCTACACTTGGTTTTTATATGTTAAATTACAATAACAAAGATTATGAAGAACAACCAAATTTCTTAAAAATGAATTATTGGTATTATGAAGTTGATGGTAAACCAAAAAGATTTCCAGTACCTTTTGAAACAGGAACTTTTTTTAAAGGCTTAGTAGAAAAAACTTTAGATTGGTATTTTAAAAATGAAAGAAAAGAAGCAATCAAATTTGCTGGAGATTTTATAAAACAATCTGCTAAATCTTTTTATCCTTTTCCACCAGCAATAACACCTTTTTTAGAAAATGCTGCCAATTATAGTGTATTTAGAGAAGCACCGATTGTACCAAAATCACTAGATAAAAAATTACCAAATCATTTTTACTATACAGAATACACATCAGAAACTTTTAAATATTACTCTAAAATATGGAATGGTATGGTTGGTGATGATAGTTTACTTGCAACTAACCCTATACATGCTGAGCATGTGTTTAGATCATGGACAGGTGGTCTTGGTAGACACCTTATAGATGTATTAGATGCGGCACTAATTAAAGGTGAGTTTATAGAAGACCCAATAAAACCAACTGATACTTTAACTAAAATACCAATTATAAGAGCTTTTGATGTAAGAGATGTGCCGGGTTATTCTGCCAAATCTTTAGTACAATTTTATGAAGAATATGAAGATGTTTCAAAGATAGTAAATGGCATGGAAAAAGCTAGAAAAGATGGTAATACAGATGAGTATTATAAATTACAAAAACAATTTGGTGCAGATCATACTGTTATATTGCAATACAGAGAAAGCATTAAAGAGCTTGATACAGCTATAAGACAGATTTATAACAGTAAAAAACTAGGAGATGGCACAACAATAACACCGGATGAAAAGAGAGAAATGATTGACCGACACTACATGTTAATGATAAACTTTGCTCAAGAAGCCTTAAAACTTCTTGAAGAAATAAGGAAAAAATAATATAGAGATTGTATGACAGTATCTTCGACTACAGTAAAAAACTCCTACTCTGGCAATTCAAGCACAACAGCTTTTGCTTATACGTTTAAAATATTTGCCAATACAGATTTACAAGTAATTATTAGGTCATCTACAGGAGCTGAAACTGTAAAAACTTTAACTACACATTATACAGTATCTGGCGTAGGAGAGGCTTCGGGTGGAAATGTTACATTTACATCGGGAAATACTCCGGCAACTGGCGAAACAGTTGTAATCAGAAGAGCTGTTCCGCAAACACAGGCAATAGATTATATTGCCAATGATCCAT